TTAAATTTATTTGCTACTTCATCATCACCCCTGTGTTGATATAAATTTACTCCTTCATTATAGGATAAATTAACACGAATACGATTACTATCCATTACCTCTGTAATTGTTGCTACATAATCTCTTGGTTTTAATTTTGCTTGTGCTTGAGTAGTGGTAATAATTTTTTCTTTTGCTATACCAGATGTTCCACCATCTTCATTTTCTGTATTGGATTCAATAACTTTTTTAAGAACTTTAGGAATAAATCTTTCTAATCCATCTTGCTTTAAAAGTTTTTTTGTTTCTGGCTTTGCCTCAAATACTTCTCCGGCTTCATCTTTACCTGTTGCAACGTGTTCTGCAAAGTCTTCTCTTAATTGTTTTATACTTACTGGTGGGTCTTTTGGGTCGAAACCAACATCTTTAATTGGGTCAACAACAACTTTCCCATCTCCACCAATTTCTTCCAATACTACTCCACCTGGTCCGAGAATTTCTGTCACTCCGTCAGGTCTTAAATTTACATTTGATTTTATTTGCATTGGTGTTTGAACACCGATATCTTTTGTGGGTGCAATTACTAATGGTGGTAGAACTGCTGGCGCTGGAATAACTAATGGTTTAACTGGCGTTGGTAATGGTTGTAGCTTTATAACTTCTGCTATTTGTTCTGATTGTATTTCTGCTTCTACTACTTGTGGTGCAGGTTTTGGTTTATACATTGAAGCAATATTTGCTCTTGCATTACCTTGTTGTGAAGTATCTTTTTCTTCAGTTATTTGCTCTATCTTAGGACGAATGGGTAATCGTGGTGCACCACCGCCAATTGCAACTCTATTAGAAATTGTTCGTTTTCCTCCACCTTCTGATGCTGCTCCGAATGTTTTTTGTCCTCTTGCTCTAGCCATTAGTATTGTCCATCTGCTGCTTGTTCTTGAAGTTCCATATCTGCCACTTCATCACCTTGTGAAGCTAATTCAATTAAATCTTGTTTTGATAAATTTCTATAATCTTCTTCAGTAATTGGGTCTTGTTGTTGATTTGAAGTATCTTCATTTGTTGTATCTTCATTACCTGTAATCTTATATAAACTCGGTATAACGATTTGCCCACCAACCATATTTTGTGTAAATCCCCTATCTCTTGGATTGATATCAAACTCTAAAACATTTTGGTCTTTTGAATCAAATTTAATTAATCCACCATTGTCTGCTTGAACTGCTTCATATTCAATCATAGCGTTCATTTCTTTAAAATCATTTAGATATTCTGTATTATTTACTAAACTATCAGTTATAATTCTTGCTTCTGTTTTGTCAGGTGATGTTTCACCGACAATATATTTTTGTTCTTTGATAAATACTTCCATAGGTTCTGCATTTGATTTTTCTTCATCTGATGTCTTTTGGAAGTATCTTACTTCTCCATTAATTATTTTTCGTTCAGCTTCAGCTTTAAATAATGTTCCGTCTTCTTTGATGAAAACATTTCTTGGTCTACCTGCTAATCGTCTTAAAAATTTATAAGTAACTTTAAAATCACCTTGTCTGAAACCCAAGTTTCTTAAATGTTGTCCTATATTCAAATCAACAAAAGTACCATCGGAAGTTATTTCCACTTCGTCTAATGATAAAATTCTGGTTACGAGTAATACATCTTGTACATCATAAACATACAACGCAATATAATCGTTGGTGGTATCTTTACCAAAGCTACTATAAACTTTACCTGGTTGGTAATAATTTATTTTTTCTTTATCTGTAAATCCGTATTCTAAAGCCATTGTTACCCTTAATTAAGTTTCTTATCTATTATGTATGGAAATTCTAATTGTAACCATATTCGTTGACCTTGTAGCGTTCTGTATAAATGGTCTTCAACTATTTCGTCATAACGAAAATTCTTTAAATCTTTGTTTACTTCTTTAAATCTTTTAGAACTTATTCCTCTAACATTTCTTTTTGTATTAACTCTAAATTCTTCCCAACCATCAGCGTTAACATTTTTTTTATCTTTACGATTTTCTGAAAAGAATTGTATCAATCTTTCGTGTAATCTATCTGTTGATATATCTGGTGTGTTATCATCATTAAAATATTCATTAGTGAATTGAATTAAATAATCTCTTAATGTTGCTTGGAACTCAATAATTTCTTCTGTTGTTGTATCTGTTGTGTCTGTTGAAGTGGTTGAATCATTTTGTCCGTCTTGAAAGTAAAAAGTAAAGCTATTGTCAAGTTCTCCCGTAAAGAATTGTTGTTTGTTTTCTAAGCGAACTTGTTGAAAGTCTTCTTCCAATGCAACTCCATCAACTGAACCCTCAAATGATTGTAGTCTTCCTATTGAATCCCTTAGTGGTGCTTTCGCATCAACTACTGAACCCGATAGGTTTGTTTTCTTTTTTAGGTCTTCTATTTCATTTTGATATTCTATGACATCTCCACTTAGGATATTATCATACAATTCTGATTTCTTTCTTGCGTCGGAAGGTAAGTAAGGCACTTTATCTCACCACTCTAAATTCAAATTCATCATCATAGAAATTAATTTGTTCATCAGTAGTATCACTACCACTAATTACTTTAATAGCAAATCTATAATTTCTCTCTGCTTGTAGTCCGTCCATTTGTATGTTAAAGAAATTACTTGTTGAATCACAACTAATCTTAGAACCCGTTCCAAATGGAATTATCTCTTCCTCTGTTTCTGCGTCACGAACTGAATAAAAAGCAGATGCACTTGGTAAATACTTTATATCTAATTCACTTGGTGTTGTTGCAAAAGAAGTTGTTGGATACAATTCTCTACCAACTACTCTTAATTTTACTTTTGATTTTTCTTTGTATTCAGGTCTTAAATTTTTAAAATATATTTTTAATCTTTCTAAATCTGTTGAACTTAAAGCTGATAAACTTCCTGTTGCCCAACTTGAGTCATCCCACACTGCTTCCAATTTAGGTGGATAGATTGTATGAGTTTCTCTTGAAAAGAATTTTAGATTTCCTAATCGAGTTGAATCACCTTCTTGTCCTGTATTAAATGTGAAACTTGCTGTTGCGTGATTGCTTCCATATGAACCACTATCCTCTCGTTTCAGAATAAACCCGTTGTTCGGGTAAACTGAACTTGAGTAAACCCAATTATTCACCATATCAGTAACATCTGCTCTAATATCTTTCTTATCAAATGTAATGTCAAATGAAGAACTAATACCATATTCTTGATTAGCATCAAGACTTGCTGAAAACCAAGTACCACCTTCAGTCAATACCGAACCCGTAATCCAAGGCGTTAACGCATCGTGATTACGATATTGATAACTTGCTCCGTCAGAAGTTACTGGATTGTGGTCAAGTTTTCCTGTTCCTGCAGTCCAACTACCACTTACCATATAAATGTGTAGTTTTTGTTCTGCTTCAACTTCTTCCGAAGTTGCGTCAAATAAATTTAAAAAGAATTTTGTTCCTGTTGGCATTAAACCACTTTGGATTGATTCTGAAATATATACTAAATCAAAGTCAATCAATACTCTTGATACATTTGCTATACTACCATTTTGTTGAACGACTTTATTAACTTCTAATATTTCATCTAATCCAGTATTGATGGAAGCTGTTGTTCCACCCGAATAAAGTGTTGTGTCTCGTTTTCCAAATTCAAAATAATGCATTATTTATCTCCCAATACTCTTCCCTCGATATCACTATCGGGGAATTTCAGTTCAAATATACTTGGGTCTAATGATGGATATACAACTCCGTCTTTTGATGCGGAATCCATATCATAAACATTACCACTATAATTGTCTGTTGTTAAATGTTTATTCGTAATAACAATTAAATTCTTTTGTGGATTATTTGTTTCTGGTGGAACAATTGAAACTACTCCGTCCACTAATGAAATCTGATATGCTAAATCACTTATAATAATCGGTTGATTAATTTGCCACTTTTCCGTTGCAAAGAATCTCTTCACTTGTTGTATTGCTCTAAACAATACATCATTTTTATTGTGTCCTCTACGAGTTATAATATTAAACTGAACACCAATGTTTATAACATAAGCGTCTTTAAGATTAATCGCATCTGTTAATAATCTATATTGTGAAAGATATAGTTTTAAATTTTGTTTTACTGCATTGTTTACTTGAGTTAATTTTTTATTTCCTGTATGACCCAATAAATACATATTTAATGCCATAGGATTAGGAATAGTTGAAATGTTTCCAATTCTTTTTGCTACTCCATCAATAACTTCCAATTGTCCATTTTGTTCTAATTGTTCATCTTGAACAATAAATGCTTTTGCAATATTACCATATTTCTGTGGTAATGAATAAACTCTCGTAATGTAGTCTGCTCGTGTTACTGCTCTATTCTGTGCATTAAAATATGCTGCAGCATTTTCTTTTATTTCAATTAATGTTTCTTGACTTGCTCCACCTGAGCTTGGTGATTCATTAAATACTATCAAACTTGCATTTGATGTATCTTGTGTAGCAGTATCTAAACCTGATGTGCTATTCGTATAAGTCTTTCTATTAAAACTTGTAATATTGTTTGAAGGAACATTATCCTCAACACTACCACCATAATTATAAAGTACAGTTAATGTAGTATTGGCTGGTGATAATCCAAATGTTTCAGTCTTTAGGAAATTACTTGGGTCAAAACTTTCATCTAATCTTGAAATACCAGTTCCTAATGATGAACCGACATTATCTGGATTTGGTATCAAATCTTCATCTGCGTCTGCACTAATACCACTTCCGAATCGTAATTCCATTTTATTATCATCACGAACATAAGTTGTAAATCGTCTTGCTGTTTTAATTAATTTTAATAAGTAAGGTGAATCATTTTGATGTTCTGATAAAGCTGGGTCATTGAGTGTTGTATTCTCTTCTGATTCAAATATCGTATCTTGTGCTAAGAAAGGAACTTGATACCAAGTATTATTTTCACTATCAGTTACTGATATAATCTCAGTTACCTTATCGTTTGGTAAAACTACCTTATCAAACTTTTTAGCAGTTGTAAATGTAAATGTTTTACTTTCTCTTTTTCCAGATTTTGCTAAAACTTTTTTAGTTAATCTATAATTTGTTGGAATATTACCGGTTGCTGGTTGTAATGTTTCTACTTGCATTGGGTCTAATGAACTTGATGCTTTAAAGTTAACATCATCCAATAAACTAAATTCTGTTCCATTTGGTGTTATTGTGGTTGAGTTTGCACTTATGATACCAGCGTAATCTAAATCTGCTTTATATACACCACTACCTAAATCTTTTGCAGGAACATCAACTTGAACCGTAAGTTCTACCGTTGAAGGTGCTGCTAATCTTGGTTTATATCCATATGATTGAGCAATTGCTAATACATTTTTTCTTTCTTCTGCAAATTGTAATAATGTTTCTCTAAATTGATTATCAACATAATAATTCAATACATCACCTACATACGCAGCCATTTCAACAAACATCATTCCTGGTGATGCTTCATTGAAATCATTGTATGTTGTTGGGAAGTAACTCTTTGCAAATTCTATAAGATTTTGTCTTATATCACGGAAATCTCTACCGAGATAATTTACCTCTTTTTTTACTAATTTTTTATTTGTTCCGTAGTCTACTTGCCTCGGCATTTCTTATTCTCCTGTATTAAAAGTAAATGTTATAGTATCTAATGTTTCGGGGTCTAATGATACTGAAAATTCAAGCTGAACATTTATAATATTCGTGCTTGCATTTTCCTGTAAAACAAACACATTATTTATAATGATATAAGGTAATTGTGTACCAATTACTTCTCGTATTTCCTCTTCAATAGATTCTTCAACATTACCAACTTGGTCAAATATTATATTTCTTAAATTTGAACCCAAGTCTGGTTGCATAGGTCTTTCACCCTTTGCAGTTAATAAAACATTTCTAACATTAGACCTAGCTTGTTCCAGTATAGTTTTGGTTTTATTAAAAAATCCATTTACTCCATAACTTAATGGAAATCCAACTCCAACATATACATCATCATTATTATCTATTTCTCTTACACTTGTCACTTTTTATTCCTATGGTCTGAAGTTGCCTTCACCCTTTTTCTTTTTATCCATTGCTTTCATCAATCCAGAATAATCACGAGTTAAAGCGTCTTGGACACCTTCTGGAACTTGGTCTACTGAAACACCTTGTTTCTTGATTGTATCTACTGCTGCCATTTCTCTTGCTCGTTCTTTATTTTGAACTCCACCCAAATTTCCATAACCCAATACTTCTGCCATATTGTCACTACCTAATACACCACCGCCCAATGTAGGATAGTCATCAGACTTTGCCTGTTGTCCTAATGGGTTCGTGTTGTTCAATACTTCATTC